TTGTCTGGAGCGCGGCAGCCGCTACTGTTGCGCATGGACTTGATCAGAGCCTTCAGCTGCGACGACGCGAACGCGTACCTCATTATCGGTCTGCTGCTCGGCGGCTTCATCGGGGAAGTGATCTATCTGTCCGGAGCCCGCACTCGCAGCAGGCGAGTCTGGTTCCTGGCTGGCACGGTCGTCGGTGTTTTCGCCGGAAGCGCCGCCTACTGGCTATTGAACGGTCGCTGCCTGTGATCAGGGGCCGGGGTGTCGGCCATTGCGGCGCGGGGCGAGTCTGCTGCCTCCGCTTCTTGGGTTGACGTCTGGGGCTTTGCGTTCGCCCTCGCGCGAGCGGCCCGCCACGGCGGCCATGAGCGTAAGTGGTCGGTCAAGCAGCTCGACATCTATGAGGACCGGATGGAGTTTCACCCCCGGTCGACCAACCCGCGTCACAAGCCGATCATCAAGCGCGACAACCTGGCCGATAATGGCGTGACCGTCGAGATGACCGCCATCGTTCGGCGATTGGTAGCGGAGTTCAACATGTGACGATCGCGCGCGAGGTTACCGAGGGGAACATTTCGCTGACGACATTGGCAAAGCATCGCTGCTAAGCTCCGGAGATCATCCGCGAGCGTGAATCATGGCCAATCATTATGCTGCTTACATCGATGAGGCTGGCGACGAGGGTTTCGGTAAAATTGCAGCAGGGCTGGTAGGAGGCCAATCTAGATGGCTGCTGCTCGGAGCTTATTTGGTCAGCCGAGAAAACGACTTAAAGCTGCCGGCCTGGAGGGACCAAATTCTCTCTCGTTTCCCGAAGAAGAAAAGTCGAGACCTGCACTTTCGCGACCTCAAACATGAACAGAAAGTGGTTGTTTGTCAGGAGATCGCTAAACTCCCTATAGGAGCTGCGGTTACTCTTTCGAATAAGGTAACGATCCTTGGATCGAAATATGAAAGTGTGTTAAAGAGAAAAGGTTATCTGTACAACTATCTGCTGCGCTGGCTTCTGGAGCGCGTGACGCACGCGTGTACTGAGGCGTCGAACGGACAACCCTGCTCTCTTAAAGTCGTGTTTTCGCGCCGAGCAAATACCGACTACCAGTCTATGAAAGATTATCTCGAATTGATGCGCGACGGCAGAGAGGTGATGAAGCCGGTCCGCAGCATCAATTGGAATGTCCTGAATACAGCAAACATTGCAGTAGAAAACCACAGCAAATGGGCTGGCCTACAAATGGCAGATTGCGTCACGAGCGCTTTCTTTAATGCCGTGGAGCCCAATATGTATGGGAACTATGAACCAACATATGCAAACACTCTTCGCCCGAACCTATTAAAGCGAAATGGAAATGCGCTAAATTGTGGTGTCACACCGGGACCGTCGTATGCAAAGTGCGCCTTGGATGCGACCCAAACTGGCTTCTTCTTAGGATTCACGCCAAAAGGGGGTGGGCAGGCCCCCGGCCCCTGATCCACACTGCTGGAGTGCTGCCGCCCTAAGGCAACTCGGGGAAGTTCCGGCGCATGCCTGCCCAAGGCAAATATAGCGGACGCGGCGATGATTCTCAAGAGTCAAATGGAAACATAATAAGAACATTGATATCCTGTGCAGAGCTGCAAGAGCCTGCGCACGGCCCGGTCGCTTCCCGCAAATTGGCTACTCCCGAACCTTTTCCCGACTGCGGAACGCAGCTCTGCAGCTGACGTTGAGGCGCCAGTTCTGCCGCGTTCGAGTGGTGGTGAGCATGGCGAGAGGCGGACAACCCGCTAGAGGACGACTTGCTGGCTCGGCCTGAGTAGGCGCCAGCCGTAAGGACTTATGGCCCAAAAGCAGAGAACGAGGGGTGAGCGCGTCATCGCGTTCATTGAACGCTACTGCCTTGTTCCCGAGGGCAACTTGCTCGGTAAGCCAGTTCGACTTCTGGAATTCCAAAGCGGTTTATTCTGGCGGTCTATGACAACCCGGCCGGTACGTCGCGGGCTTACCTGTCGATTGCCAGAAAGAACGGCAAGACCGGCCTGATAGCCTGCCTGCTGCTCGCCCATATAGTCGGGCCGGAAGCATACCCAAACGGACGCATCGTATCGGGCGCGCGGTCACGAAAGCAGGCTGCGGAGGTATTCAATTACGCCTCCAAGATGGTGATGATGTCGCAGGAGTTATCCAAGCTCGCGCGGGTCATCCCGTCTTCCAAGACAATCATCGGCTTGGCCAAGAACGTTGAGTATTATGCGAGCTCCGCCGAGGCGAAGAGCGCGCACGGCGGCTCGCCCATCCTGGCCATCCTTGACGAGGTCGGGCAGATCAAGGGTCCGACGGACGATTTCGTAGAGGCGATTGAAACGTCGCAGGGTGCCTATGAGGGCAGGGCGATGCTTTTCGCCATATCGACGCAGGCAGCCACAGACAACGACCTATTTTCACGTTGGATCGACGACGCGGAGACGTCGAAGGATCCGCGCATTGTCAGTCATGTCTACAGCGCGCCGCCCGATTGTGACCTAGACGACCGCAGCGGCTGGGCGGCTGCGAATCCCGCACTTGGGGTGTTCCGTTCAGTCAAGGACGTGGAGGATTTTTCGAAGCTTGCGAGCCGCATGCCGTCGAAGGAGGCTAGTTTTCGGTGGCTGTTCCTGAACCAGCGCATCGACGCGTCGGCGCCGTTTGTTGCGCCGGCTGTGTGGAAGGCTTGCGATACCGCGATTGAGTGCGATTGGACGGGTCTACCGGTCTTTGGTGGCCTTGACCTTTCGGAAGTGGCCGACTTGACCGCCTTGGTGCTTATGGCGCCGAAGGAAGAGCCCGGCGGCACGGTTTGGCAGGTAAAGCCGACGTTCTGGCTGCCTGCGGACAACCTGCGGGAGAAGGCCAAGGCCGATCGCGTACCTTATGACGTCTGGTTGCGGCCAAATGCGGACGGGGTCGTGTTCCTTGAGGCAACACCGGGCCCGACCGTCGATTACGAATTTGTCGCTCACTACCTTTTTGAACTGTTCGGTCTCCTGAACATTCGCAAGATCGCGTTCGACCGGTGGAACTGGCGGCATCTGAAGCCTTGGCTTCTAAAGGTTGGCTTCACCGAAGAGCAGCTTGAGGGCGACGACGCCGTTTTCGAACAGTTCGGGCAGGGCTACGCGTCGATGTCGCCAGCCTTGCGGGAACTCGAAAGCCTGTTGCTCAACAAAAGGCTGGCGCACGGTGGGCACCCAGTTCTCACCATGTGCATGATGAATGCTACGGTTAAGTCGGATCCATCCGGCAACCGCAAGCTAGATAAGCATAAGTCACGTGGCCGTATCGACGGCGCGCAGGCACTTACGATGGCGGCGGCAATGGCCGGAACCTACGAGCCGCCGGATCAAACTACTTCATTTTGGCAGGTACTAGATCCTGCGGAGACATAATAAGGCGGCCGAATGGGCATTTTGAAGCGGCTCTTCGGTCGAGAGACTAAGAAAGTCACGTTTTCGCAGGAGTTTGATGCCTGGTTTGCGCAGAAAGTCGCGAAATCTGGCGTTTCCGTAACGTGGGATACAGCTCTCGACGTAACGACCGTACTAGCATGCGTCAGGGCCGTTGCCGACGGGGTCGCTCAGGTGCCGCTGCATGTGATGCAGAAGGCTGAGGGCGGATCTGGTGGCGTTCCGGCGCCGGAGCACCCGCTTTATAGGGCGCTTTTCCGGAAGCCGAACGACTGGCAGACCAGTTTTGGTATGCGTGAGACGATGATTTTTCATCTCATGCTTACGGGTGACGCTTTTTTTTACAAGATTGTGGTGCGCGGCAAGGTTAAGGGTCTGATCCCTATTGAGCCGGGCCATGTTTCGATCGTCAGGAATGACGATTACAGCCTGACATACACGATTAAGGGTGCAAACGGGGCGTCTATGACGCTGCCGCAGAGCATGATTTGGCACATACGCGGCCCGTCATGGAACACCTGGCTCGGCATGGACGCAACACGGCGCGCCCGTGAGGCTATGGCCTCGCGATTGCAACGGAAACCACGCAGGGCGAGCTCCATAACAACGGCCTGCAGATGGCGGGCACGTATTCGACCGAGCAGAAAATTAGCGCGGACGACTACAAAAAATTCAAGCTTGGATTGCCGCTCAGGTCGGTGGCGCCAACAAGCACAAGCCGTTCATCATCGATTCTGGCTTCAAGTGGACGCCGCAAACGATGACTGGCGTCGATTCTCAGCATCTTGAGACTCGCAAGTTCCAGATTGAGGAAATTTGCAGAGCTTTTAAGGTGTTTCCGCAGATGGTCGGTCACTCTGATAAGACATCGACTTTTGCGAGCGCTGAGGCGTTCTTCGACGCCCATATCAAACATACCCTTTTGCCTTGGTGCGAGCGCATCGAGGCGTCAATTGATAACGATTTGCTTGGCGAAGATGCCGTTTCAGGCGGCTATTTCGCTAAATTCAACCTAAATGCATTGCAGCGCGGCTCGATTAAGGACCGATCGGAAAGCTATTCCAAGGCTCTTGGCAGTGGCGGATCCCCGGCCTGGATGACACAGGACGAGGTGCGCGCGCTGGAAGATTTGAACCCTCTAGGTGGCGATGCGGCAGTCTTGCCGAAGCCTACAAACGTGGCGCCGGTAGCCGGTAACGATAATACGCCGCCCAAGGACACAATGAATGACGATCGAGCGGCTTGAAGTTAAGTTTGCTGCGGATGAGATCGACGCTGAAACGGGCGTTTTTAGTGGCTACGGTGCTATTCTTGGCAATATTGATAGCCATAAAGACGTTATTGAGCCCGGAGCTTTCAAAGCGTCATTGACGAACTGGAGTAATCGCGGGCGTCTGCCTGCGATGAAACTTATGCACGGTTTCGCTGGTAGCCCGTTCGGCGATGACCTCCCGATCGGCAAATGGACCGAAATGAGGGAGGATAGCCGCGGCCTGTTCGTTAAAGGCCGCTTGTCTAACCTCGATACGGACCACGGCCGGCGCATTCACGGACTGATGAAAGACGGCGTCCTTGACGGCCTGTCCATTGGCTATCCTAGACGTCGATCTCGGAACGATTACGTTCGGCTGCCTGGCAACAGGTCATCGACCTGATACGCAAAAGAACGGTGCGGAAACCGCCGATGCTTGCCATATCACGTGGGAAGAAGAGCGCGCAGAGATCGTCAGAACTCTTGTCGGAGAACTCGGCACCTCAGAACGCGAGGCGCTGAGGGTCGCAGCGCATATTCAGTTTAATTTGAACCAGATCATCCTTGATCGCCTTCCGGCGGAGTGAGACGAATTAGGTCGAATTCAACCTTGTAGGTAGTCCTAGGCTTTGAATTTACTTCAATGACGGTTTGATTAGACAGTTCACGAGGATTGCCGGGACTAACGGCGTCAGGCGCTAGGCGAACGAGCTCGCGCCGGCCGTTCCACTCTATCTCAAACTTGCCCAGCCTTGTGGAGTTTAGCGAGGCTAATTCCGACGCTGATAGCGTCGCCTGGCCGCGTAAGACCGCAAATGACTTGCCGGTGGGGCGCGAGAGTGGCGGGCCGCCCTCGGTTTGCACTAAGGTAATCCGCTGGCCAGCGCGCGTCTCCACTAGGTTCGCGAGAATGCGCGCGATACTGCTCGGCCACGGCTTAACTTCGTCAATCATCTACCCCTCCCATTAGCACCGCCAGCGTCACGCAACCGATGCGTGCGGTCAAGCTCAGCCACTTTCCCTAGAGACATTATGGCCATCGCATATTGGCCGTCACTGGTGCCGTATCGGTCACCGGTGGACGGTCGCACGCCTGTGCAGACCTATAGCGCCCCGGTGACAAGCGAGACTGAGGGCGGGCCGCCGGTTATGCGGCCGCGCCCCGGACCTCGCGCGACAGAGATGCAGTGGCAGTCCGGGTGGCTGACGCTTGCGGAGTGGGAAGCGTTCGAACAGTTCGCGCGCTTCGATCTCCGGCAGGGTACGTTACCCTTTTCGATGCCGATCTACCGGCCGAACGGCTGCTATGTCGATCGGGTTTGTCAGATCAAGGACGGCTCTTGGTCGTCCGATTTCAGCAAGGCGCCGCGCGTCCGCGTGAGCTTTACGCTCGTGGTATTTAACTATTGAGGCTGCATGTCTTTAAGCGAAGCCTTGGCCGAGGCATACGCCGCCGTCGACGTCTCTGGCGACCTTTACGACACGCTTGAGTTCAACCATCCGACGCTTGAGGCGCCGTTGCGATTTGTGCGCGGCGTCCGAATCCCCGGCGAGTACGAGACGATAACCCTGCCGGTGCCGGGTAATCCTGCTGCTGTTTTCACGGTCGTTGACTTTGGGTTTCAGCGCCCGGGCCAGGATGAGGGTGGCACGTCGAAGGCGCGTATCCGCGTCGACAACGTGTCTCGCGTTTTGCAGCAGGCTTTGCGGGATGCGATCTCCGCAGATCAGCCGTTTAGCGTGACGTACCGCTGCTACTCCACGAATGACGTCAACCACCCGGAAGAATATACCGGGTTGCGCATGAGTAGCGTGACGGTCAATGCGCTGAGCTCTGAAGGTGACCTCTATTACGAGGAAGTTGAATTGCAGTCGTTTCCTAAAAGAACGTACGATCTTGAGCGATTCCCGGCACTATACGGCCAGTGAACTCACAAGCCAGCGGCCAGCGCGTCTTCAGCCGTCTTGAAAATCTTCTCCACGATCCCAAGCGCGTCCTGCATCACGATGAGTTCCTGATCCGGCTTCAGGCCTTCAATCCAGTTGTTCTTGACGTTCAATATGTAGCGCTCGCGCAAGGTCGCAAAGTGCTCCGGACCCTGCATTTTGGCAATTTCCATAAGCGCGTTGCGCGCGAGGTTAATCGCCGTGCCGAGCCGAACTTCCTCTCGGACGGTCGCAAATGCTTGCTCGTCTGACATTTCATTTCCCTAGCTTTTACAACTTATAGGACATGTTTCATGTCGCGCGGTCAACAGGTGAAGTTTGCCACATCCTTGGGCTGGACCATGATCGTCCGTCCACACGGCCCTATCGAGGTCTATGACGCGGGCGGAGAATTGCGCGTCCGTATGGGAATGTGGTGACACCCGCCGCCTTCGTCGCCTCCTACATTGGCCACCCCTACAAAAAGACCGGCCTGCACTGTTGGGAACTGACTCGTCGGTGCCAGGCTGATGTCTTCGGGCGTGAATTGCCGGCGGTGTTGGCCGTACCCGACACGCCAGCCGGTATTGCGCGCCTCATGGCGCGGCGCGACAAGCACCCAGGCTGGCATCGCATCGACCGCCCCAAACACGGCTCCGTCGTCTTCATGACCCGCGCAGGCCACGGCCCAGAGCGCGCCGCAATCCACGCCGGTGTTTTCCTGGCGCTGGACGGCGGCGGAATTCTACATACGGACAACCCGCACGGCGTGGTGTTCGAATCCATTTCCGAGCTCAAGGCCCGCGGATGGGCCGGGTTCTCATACCACCTTCCGGACTAAATGGCTCAAATCCTGTTTCGTCGGTGCGACGGTCGCGAGGCCGGAGCGCCTGTTGTGCTGCCCAAGCGCCGCCGACTGTCCGCCATCGTCAAGCAGCACGCCGATCGCAGACGACCGTTTACCGTGTCGGTCTGCCGCCGTGGGCAACACCTGGCGCCGGACGGCCAGTCGGTTCGGCAGCGTAAGACGTGGGCTGCAACCACTGTAGGTCCGCACGACACAGTTGTCGTTCTCTATTGGCCTCAGGGTGGCGGGGCAGCCGGCGGCGGTCGTGGCGGCAGTGGCAGCAAAGCCATGTCTATCGGCCTTGTGGTCGGTGCCATCGCACTTGCTGCTGTTGGTCAGTTCTGGGGCATTGCGGCGCTTAATGGTGCGCTGGGTCTCGGCGCGACCAGCGCCATCGGCTCGACGATCTGTGCGGCCGGCACGACAGCGCTTTTGGCGGGCGGAGCATATCTGCTCAACAAGGCAACGCAGGCGAAGGCTGACAAGACCGACGATCGCCCGACCTATGGCGTTGCGGGTGGCGGTAATCTTCCGCGCTCTGGCGACCGGATCCCGGTCATTTACGGCCAGTGCTGGAATTCTCCCGACCTCAGCCAGCCCGACTATACGATTTACGACGGCGACGACCAGGTACTTTACAAGCGCCTGACGATCGGCTGCGGTCGCTATGCGATCAAGACCATTCGCGTATCAGGCGTCACTATGTGGACGTCGGACGGCGGGTTGACGCCGCCATTCTCAACGGCGGCGGTTGAACCGATTGCGCCCGGTGGCGTGTCGGCTCTAGTCCCCGGCTCGGTGATCACGGTAGCCGCGGTCAGCAACAATCAGCTCCCCAAGAATGTGGACTTTCCGAATTGGGCAGGGCCGTTTGACTTCGGGCCGGATGCCCCGCTTCAGACCAAGATCCAGTTGGATTTCTCGGTTCCGCAGGGCTGCTATGCCGTTCCGGACGCGGGGAAATTCGAGGGCAAGCAGTTCGATGCGACGTGGGGCGTGCTGTTTGAGTGCGCTCCTTGCGATATTGACGGAAACGTCATCGGCGGTTGGTCGACTCTGCACACCGAAACGAGCGTCGTTCTATCGACGCGCCCGATCCGCGCCACGCGGGTCGTTTCTGTACCGGAGGGCCGCTATACCGTCCGGGCCAGAAATATCGGCGACCCCGACGAAGTTCCGCACTCTTCTGGCCTTTTCAACGCAGACGTCACCAACGTCGTCGTTTGGGAGGGGCTGAGGTCGCATCATGCCGAGACGATTACACGTCCAGGCGTTACCGAGCTCGCAATTCGCATCCGCTCCGGCAAGGCGCTGGGCGTCACTTCGTATGGCGACATCGAGGTTGAGGCCAGCCGCATTCTGCCTGTCTGGTATGGTGAGACCACCGGCTGGGTTGAGGAAGAGACTGACAAGGCTGTCTGGGCGGCAATCGACGCCTTGCACAATGGCGACTACGGCGCCAGCGTTCCCTATAGTGAGATTGATCTAGATCGGTTCCAGTTCTACGCGGAAAACGTCACTGAGTTCGACCGCTTCAGTGCAGTCATCCGCGGCCCGGTTTCCGTCCACGAGGCCGCGACGACTGTCCTAGGCGTCATGCGCGCATCGCCGCTACGGCTAGGCAGCATCTGGACGATGGTTCGCGACGAGCCGAAGGCCGTGCGCAAGCACGTCATTTCGCGGCGGCAGATCCTCAAGGACAGCAGCGGCCAGACGTTCAACTTGGACCTAAGCGACGGCTCTGCCGACGTTATCGTTGAGTGGAACGTTGACGGCGACCCGAAGCGCAGGCGTGAAAAGCGCATCACCTTCGGAACGCAGACGCTCAACCCGCGCCGCATGGCAGCAACCGGAGTCACGGACAGCGCGCACGCCATCCACATCGCTACGTGGGCGGCGGCAAGTGCATACTATCGTCGCGAGCGGCGAAGTCTGACGACGGAACTAGCGGGCAGGCTGTTCATTCCGAACGACTCCGCGCTTGTCGATAATTGGTACTTCGACGCCTATCAGACGGCGGGCGTTGTTGATCGCAGCGGGCTGGTTCTGACGGTTGATTCCGAGATGGAGTTGCCGCCGTCGGCATTCGCTATCCTACGCGCTCAAGACGGCAAGGAGTGGGGACCAGTCGGCGTCACAAAGGAAGGCAGCCGCCTGACCTTGGACGCGGATGACGTTGACCAGGCGGAGAGCCTGTCCGGCATCTCACTGGCGAACGTCATCAACAAGCGGACGCAGGCGTTCACGACGGTCGTTGTGGGCACGCTGACGGAAGTTCAAGACGCCTGGCTTGTCCGGGCGATCAGCTTCAGCGGCGACACGCAAGTTGGCGTTGAAGCCGTCTATGACTCTCCGCAGGTTTGGAGTGCGCTGGCCGAGCCTATCATCGTACCGCCACCGCCTCCTTCGTCGGGGCTGGAAAACGACGCTTCGGTTCGTGTCGCGTGGGTCCGCGGTAAGGCGGTGCAGCGCAACGGCGCCATGTTCATGGACTGGTCCGTAGGGCGGAGCACTGGCGCGGCAATGTACGCCGTCCGGATCAGCTATGACGACTGGACGACGTCTGAGGACGTGTTCCGCGGGCCGGAGTCGTCGGGCACACACCCGCTGCGCGAGTTCGAAGGAACTATTCGCATCCGGGCGCGGGGTATTAGCGCGTCAGGTTTGTTGGGGCAGGAAGTCGAGTCGGCCTTTAGCGTAGCGCCAGCGCTGTTCGACCTTGGCAACGCCACTCCGGGGTCGATGCAGTACAAGTCCTTCTTGGAGGGACTTGAGCCGGTCCAGATCGTTGAAGAACTACCCGACCTGTGGAGTGCGCCCCTGCGGGTAGACAGGATCAGGCTGCGGTTTTGA